AATTTCAAACAACAACAATCGATCGGTTCAGGTAACCGGCGCGGGATCGGGGCATATTGCAGCGGACATTCACGCACTACAGGCAGGCGTGATAACTTCGGCGGCATTCTCGGCTAATTGGTTTACGGCAGCGGGCTTGGCAGCGGATGCGGTTGGCGAAATTGCCGATGGCGTTTGGGATGAGGCAACGAGCGGACACACAACGGCAGGCACAACGGGCAAGGCTCTTATCGACTCAGGGGCAGCGGGCAATCCCTGGTCTACGGATCTTGCTACAGGCTACAGCGGGACGCAGGCGGGGAACATCCTGAATCAAGTCAAGGGCCAAACCGACTTGATTACGGCAGGCGGGACGGTCAATGTTACCAGTCCAGTGACGGCAACAGGCCAGCTAACGAGCCCATTGATTATCGGCGATGATTACCTAGCGGCTAACGGGCGGCGGTTTAGGTGGACTGTGGAGTTGCCTAGCGGCTACGTTATTGCCACATCAACGGCTCGATTCGGGATGCGGTATGAGGATGAGCAAGGCGTCAATTCCTTTGTCGCTACCGGGACCGTGACAGATGCAACGGGCGGAAATGTTCACCTCGATTTTGACGTTGCCAAGACGGTTACAGGCACGCTCAGACCGGGTTGGTACGAATGGTCTGTCGAGATTGTAAGCGCGACAGGCACGGAGATTACGCGGGTTAAGAGCGGGAAAAACGTCGAATGGCAGGAGAAGCAAACGTGATAGGCCCCCCTAGTCGAAAGGTACTTCCAGAGGCTCGGCGTTTCAATACGCAGATCATTAGCCCAGGATTTCAGATGAAAGTTAGCACGTTAGCAAGCGGTTTCGCGGGGTAGGGGGCGGTTTGCTTGGAGATCAAGACATCGAAGGATTTACGCTTGGTCAATCGAGCCTTAAAGGAAAAATGGAACGTCGACAAAGAGGCGATCAAACAAGCCCTAATGCAATGCTTGACCGATCCAGATTTGGCGATCGATGCGGCCAAGGTGCTTCTCGCAGCGGATGCCATAGATTGCAAACGCGAAGAACTCGACGCGAAGCGGGAGGCAAAAGAGAATGAGCAACGATTACGATTTCTTGAACTCCTTAGATCTATCCCAGCTACAGAGCTTAGCAAGCTTGCATCCGAAAACGGCATCGCAAGCCGAGCCGATTAAGGGCGACCGTCGAGCATACCAACGCGACTTGATGGCCAAGAAACGGGCTAGCCAACGGGATATTTCCATCCTACCCCCGCTAGACCCCTCTAGGCGTCTCAAAGCCGAATCTGATTGCTCTCTTTGGCTATCGACCTACTTTGGATCCCAGTTCTTCGAAGCCTGGACCTCCGACCGGCTAGCCATGATCGAATCGATTATCGACGCGGCCAAGTACGGCGGGGACCAAGGTATCGCAGGGCCTCGGGGCGAAGGTAAAACGACGTTAGCTATTCGCGTTGCGTTGTTCTTGATGGTCCGGGGACTATCTACGTTTCCCGTCGTTATTGGCAAGAACGCCGACAAGGCCAAAAAGGAAGTGCGTGACCTAGTTGAGCAATTGCAGCAAAACGATTTGTTCATCGCGGACTATCCTGAAATCGGGATCCCGTTTCAAGCCGTTGGCGGTTGGTCAAGCCGCGGCCGAATGCAGACTTGCGGAGGGCAATCGACCAACATTGTTATCGGGCCGGAATTTTTTGTCTTCCCTACGATCAACCGGGCTCAGATTCCCGATTGGCCCAAAGAGATCGAGCCGTGTAGCAAGGGGCAAGTGTTCTACTCCCTGGGTATCGATGGGGCCATTCGCGGCACCAAGTTCCGGTCGGCTCGGCCGACGCTTGCGATCCTCGACGACATCGAAGACCGGGAAGCGGCGGCCAGCGAAACAATGATTGCCAAGAATGAGGAAATCATCGAGCAAGACATCGGCGGCTTAGGGCAGTCCTCCGAGCGGATCCCTCGGGTAATGCTTTGCACGATTCAGAATCGCAAGTGTATTGCCTTTAAGTACACCGACCCGCGGCAGAAACCATCTTGGAGGGGCAAGCGATACCGCAAGCTCGTTACGAAGCCGGATCGAATGGACTTGATTGAACAGTACATCGACCTTCGCAAAGGACGAAAAGCCGCCGACCCAGACGCCAGGGAGGCTTTTTGTTTTTGGCGTGACAATCAAGCCGAGATCGAACGCGGGGCCGTGGTAAGCAATCAGGCCAGCTATTCCCGAAAGACCCATAGCGACGGCGAACCGATGGAGCTATCTGCAGTCCACAGCTATTTCAACCGGGTAGCCGACCGTGGCCAAAAGGCGGTATCGACCGAAGACGACAACGACCCACCAGAAGAAGCCGGGCCAATGGGCTTGGGCATTACCCCGGCTCTTGTCGAGTCGCGGATAAGCGGATTAGTCCGAAGGCAGTTGCCGGCCAATACGGTAGCCCTGACAGCGGCGATCGACTTGGGTAAGTATTACCTTCACTGGGTTGTGACGGCGTGGTGGCATGGGGCAGGGGGCGTTGTGGCCGACTATGGGATCCAACAGGTCTACGGGACCGATAAGAGCATGGATCACGAAGCTAGCGAGCCGATGATTTATCAATCCTTGCTAAGCCTTCGAGATGAGCTTCTGCAGAAGGAGTTCATCGACACAACCGGAACGCGGCGGCCGATCGATTTTTGCCTAGTTGACTCAGGGGCCTTTACGAATGCGGCGTACCAGTTCTGCCGAGAGGTTAGCGGCATCTTCCACCCGTCCAAAGGAATTCCAGCATACAGGCCAAAGACCAAGACGACATCGACAACCATAGCAGGTGCAAACATTCACGCACAACACTTGCCAGCAGCTAAGGTTTGGCTCTACGACCTAGATACCGACTACTGGAAGCAATTCGTCCACGAAAGGTTTTTGACGCCAACCTTCGATGAAAACAATATGCTTCGGCGCGGTTCGCTTTCGGTGTTTACTCCAGAAGGGGAAAAAAGACATTCGCAGTACGCTCAGCATATTGCAGCCGAAGAACTGGTAACCAAGTTCACTGAGGGCAAAGGAGCCAAAACCTACTGGCTCCCCAAAGAGGGCGAAAATCACTGGCTCGATGCAACGTACATGGCAGCGGCAGGCTCGGAGGCTTGCGGGGTCAAGTTGATTGCCCCAAGCGAAATCGAGGTTGCTCCAAAGCATATCGGCGATGAGCCGAAACAAGCCAAGCCTGTTCAGCAAGCCTACAGGCATGGGCAGCAACGATTCAGACAGCGGCAAGGTGGATGGATTCCCAAACGGAGAGGATGATATGAGCAAGAGGCCAAAGCAACAAACAAGCAAGCGGGAATGGGTAGATCCTCGGGTTGACATCCAGCCAATTCAACCGAAAGAGCCAGCGCAAACGCACCAGGAATTTAGCCAGGGTATCGTCAGCAAGATGGCCGAGTCGCTAGGGATTCCCTCCGACCTTCCAGACTACGAAAGCCCCAACTACTCATCCGCAAGAATCCACATGCAAGCGATGAAGGACGCTAGCGAAACCCCTATCCCCCGCGAAGATGAAGCAAGACCCTGCACCCTATGCGAATCGCGCCGACCGATCGGCAAGAGCTACTCGAGGGTCTATTGCACCAAGGCCAAGGTTCGCTATTGCCGATGCTCCTATTGCGGGCATACTTGGGCGCAAGAGCGTAAATAATTTGTAGCAGTGTACTAATGGAATAGTACAGGCATCTACCAAAGGCCAGCAAGCCATGCAACGATTGACGCATGGCATCAGCGGCATCTATGTTGGCACTAATCGACGCAGCTATTGAGGCCCTTCTAACCGGAGGGGCGTCTCAGTATTCCATTGGCTCTCGGACCGTCACTAAGCTCGACCTAGCGGCGTTGATGGCCGAGCGAAACAAGCTGCTCCATCAGGTCCAACGTGAAAGCGGATCGGGCGGTATCTCCCTCGGCAGAATCGTAGGGGGCCGTCGATGATTGAGCGATTTATCGATTCCGTAGTCTCGGCAGTTAGCCCCCTCGCGGGATTGCGACGGCAGGCAGCTAGGAAAGCCCTTGCCAGATCCTACCAAGGGGCCGAACCATCGCGGGTATCGAGCAACAGACACCCAAAGAATCTACCTGCCGACCAAGAGTTGATGGGGCCATTCGGGGCCGATCGACTCAGGGCAGAGGCTAGGCGATTGGTTCGCGACAACAGCTACGCTTGGGGCGTTGTCGATACCATCGTTTCTTCCGTCGTCGGCGCGGGCATCCAAGCTCAATCGACGTTTGAAACCCCCGAAGGCGATGACATTGAGGACATCAACGACCTACGCGACAAGGCTTGGTCCGAGTGGTCCGAAGTCGCGGATATCAACGGCAGGCTTACCCTCGAAGAAATCCAGATTATCGCCCTTCGCGAAATGGTCGAAGCGGGCGAAGTTTTGATTCGGATCGTCAATTTGGAGTCGACAAAATACCGGGGTATTGTCCGGCCAATTCCGATGGCATTGGAAATCATCGAAGCCGACCGGCTAGCGACTGATCGAGACACGTACACGATGGGCATCGACAGGGGCGATGGTACGCGGGTTATTCGCGGCATCAAAGTTGATGAATTAGGCAAGCCTCTTGCCTACATGATTTATGACGATCATCCGCTACAGCCTTACGCGGTCTCTAGGACGCCAAAGGAAATCCCAGCGAGGGAGATCATTCATCTATTCAGGCAGGATCGAGTCGGCCAGACGCGAGGCGTCACTTGGTTCGCTCCAGCGTTGGCGTCGATCAGGGACCTTGGAACGTACCTCGACAACGAACTCCAAGCCTCGGCTATCGCGTCTTGTTTCACGGCAGCAATCAAGACCGAAACGCCATTGGGAAGTCTCAGCGATCCAGATACCGGCAGCGGCATCGACAAGGCTGGAAATCGAGAGCGGTACATCGAGCCGGGGTTGATCTTTGATCTTAACCCAGGCGAATCGGTCGACATCATCAACCCAACGCGCCCAAACACTTCGGCGGGCGAATGGACAAAGGTTATCCTTCGAGGGATCGCGGTAGGAACTGGGCTTTCCTACGAGGTTGTAGCTCGGGACTATTCACAGACCTCCTACAGTTCGAGCCGGACCAGCCAACTCGAAGACCGTCGGCGGTTTCGCATTATCCAGAAATACATCATTCGGCACTTGCTACAGCCTGTTTGGGATCGCTTTTGCGATGCAGCGACTCGAATCAGCCTCGACGGCTTCCCTTCGCCTATCGACCTGCTAAGCGATCGCAGGCGGTTTACCCCTGTCGAATGGCAGACTCCTAAATGGGAATGGGTCGATCCAGGCGTTGAACAACAGACCAGCGAATCGGGCATCAATTCATTCACAGCGACTTACTCCGAAGTCCTCGGGGCTCAGGGGCTCAACTTCCGAACGGTCTTCTACCAGCGGGCCAAAGAAAACCGATTGCTTCAAAAGCTTGGCTTGCAGACCCCAGAACAGCAACAGCTAGCCATTTCAGCGGCTCAGACCCAAGGCGCGGCAGGAACTCAGCCAGCGACCGGCAGCGGCGAAATG